ATGGGACTAATAAATGTATTAGATCATGTAGGACGTTGCTATTCGAATGACGACGGGCAAATCATTCAAGATTTAATAAGACACAGTTTTAAACAAAATGAGAAAGTTGTTGTATCTTTTGAAGGAGTAACGGCATTAAATTCATCTTTTGTTAATACTGCATTTATCGAATTATTAAATGACTATGAATTTTCTTTCATAAAGGCAAGTTTAGGCTTTGCTAACTCAACAGCACAAATTAATAAAATGATAAAAAGTAGATTTAATTTTGAGGTGAATGAAAGAAAAAACTTAGTAACCGTTTAAAAGGATTTGATTGAAAAGAGCTATCTTACATAGCTCTTTTCTTTAATTTACAGATATAAAAGAAGTGAGCTACAATATTTGTATATTAAATAAAGGAGGGGAGAACATGGGGGGATTTACGAAGGACCCTGGTGGCCATAAAGTTGCTGATCCTGGTGTAGGTTGGCACAATGAACCAGGCGATGGTGGTTGGAAACACAACGAAGACCCTGGGACGGGTTGGAAAACAATTTCTGGCCCAGGGACAGGTATATAAAAAAGGGGTTAACGAAATGAATAGGTACATAAAAGATCCAGGTGGTTCAAAGGTGATTTCTGATTTAGGGATAGGAATAGAGATTTTTGACCCAGGACCTGGTGGAGGATAAACGAAAGACCCGGGAAAGGGAATATAAAAAAGAGAGCTAAGTGCTCTCTTTTTTTTGTTGATAAAAATTTGTTATTTTTTACCCTTGCGCATGTCTTTATTATAAATAAGGCATTATTTTAAGACTATATATACCAAATAATTTGGCGAGATTAATATTTAAGATTAATAATATGTCTTATATTTTTGATAATAGATGAGAGTTTTCTAAAAAACTTTCTCAATATGATATGCCTTTTAATAGAATTAAGTTTCTTAATCTTATGATAAACTGAATTTAATAAAAAAAGGAATCGAAAAAGACCCACGGTGTTATAGATGTGAGGCCACACACCTATAGCATTTTACCCTAGCCTGATAGGGAAAAATTTCCATGAGTCAGTACATAGTATATCATACTTCGTATGTGAAAAAGAGAATTATGGTTCATTTTCCTATTGAGAAAAAAGGGATGTGTTTTGGGTTCTTATCTAGGAGGGAATTTTAGAATGAAGAACTTTATAAAGAACTTACAAGAACATATCAATTATGCCAAGTTGGATGTCGGTACATTAGCAAAAAAGGCAGAGATAGATAGGACAAACCTTAATAGGATATTAAATGGGAAAGTTAAAGAAATGAAGTTAGATTCATTTTTATTAATTACTCCAGACCTGTATCCGAATTGGACAGAACGTAGAGGGAAAGTTAAAGATTTTATAATGGTCTGCGAAAGTGACTTAAATATAAAAAAAGCACTTTCGTATTGTCAAACAGTAGGTGAATATCAATTAATGAAGAATTTAATAAGAAAACATATTAATAGTGAAAAAAGGGGAAAATAAACAAGTACCTCCAATTGTATTATTTATATAATAAAAGAAATTTATGTAAGTTAGAAGGGGAAAAGTTACAGGGGGAATTAAATGAATTATCTTATTCGAAAAATGCTGATTACCAAATAGCGGTAGATATGTTACATGGATTTGCATTGTATGATAGTAGCAATTTTATGGCAATGGTTCCGTATTCTAAAAAAATTGATCAAAACTTACCTTTTGTAGAAAATTCATTTATAAGAAAACATTTAGATTTACAACATGAGGATCGTAAATCTCACATAAGTTTGTTTAGCAATAATATAAAAGAATGTAGGGAAACATGTAATAACATTATAAAGGATGCTCCAGAAAATTCAGTTATAAAAGCAAAAGCATTGAGTTGTTTAGCGGAGTCTTTTATATTCGAAAATCCTTTGCAGGCAGAAATGCACTTTTTAGAAAGTTTAAAGCTAATTAAAAAATTAGGCATTACTGCTTATAGTAAGTTATATCGTGCGGTACACGGCACGTTAGCATTTTTACGAATTGAATATGGAATGAATTTAGATGAAATAGAATGGGAATATGTAGGTGAAGCAGAAAAAGCTTTCTATGATGCAAAATATGGAACAGGAATGAAAGCTAGATCCTATTTCGATAATTTAAAAAAACAAGGTAAAACTTTGACTGCATTTAAATTATATTATTTATTTTATGTGGATGGTAATGATATAATGATTCTTAAAGAAGCATTAGAAAAATTTGCAAATAATGGAAATGTATTCTATTCAAATCTAATTACACGTGTTTTAATTAAAGAGGGAGTGAAGTAGGGTGAAGAAATTTATTCTTACTATGATATGTGTTTTAGGATTGCTAGGGGCGGTTGGACAAAATAAAGATACTTCACAAGCACATTCGAGTAAATCAGAAATAATATATTATATGGTTGATCCAGGAACTCATTAAAAATATATTTTTTTTCAAGACGCTACTAAAAAGTAGCGTCTTGAGTGCTTTTTAGGGGATATGCATTTTTAAAATCTATTACAAAAATGCACAGTATGTTAATTGAATCACATAGTTATTGGGATGGAGGAGTTAGTATTGTTAAAAGGAAGCGAAGATAAAATAAAATCCATGGTTACATATTTATTAGGAGATACAGTCGCACAACATGACACTCGACATGCATTGGAAGAGTTACATAAACGAGGACTCATTACTGATAATGAATTAAGAGAAATAAATTATCTTATGAATATAAAAAAAGGGCTAGCCTCATGCTAATCCTTTTTTTCTTGCTTTAACATTCTTTGGATAGCTATTTCTAAAAGTGCTTTGACGCTTTCGATTTCATCCGGAGATAACTTTCTTCCATCCCAATGCAATTCATCACTTTCGAAAATTTCTTTTATGTTATTGCTACTTTTATTTTGCAATTCACTATTGCCTAATAAGTAATCAACAGGAACTGCGAAAAATCCAGCCAATTTTTCTATTGTTTCTCTAGATGGCATTCTGGTACCTTTTTCATATTTAGATATTATTTGTTTGCCGACACCTATTTTTTCACCTAACTTTTCTTGAGTTAGCTTTTTCTCTTTTCTTAACTCAAATATTTTGTCCCCGATGACATTCATCTACAACATCCTTTCCGTTCTACATATAAAAAAGTATCTAGTCTAAATGTAACAACCAGTAGCCTTTATGGCAACGCAAAAATAAAAAATAAATTTTAAAAATAATTTGTTGCCTTGTTGGCTACTTTTGGTTATACTAAATTTAGAAGTTAAAGGTGGTGACTTAAAATGATAAATACACAACGAATTAAATCTTTAAGGCAAGAAAACGGGCACTCTTTAGAATTTGTATCAAATGTTTTAGGTCTGAAGTATAAGCGTTCGTATCACAATGTTGAAAAAGGTAATTCAGGATTATCGGTAGAAAAATTAAAAAAGCTTTCTGAACTTTATGATGTGTCGATTGACGAATTAATAAAGTGAAGAGAATTTTTTTACTTATCTTGTAGCCTTGTTGGCTACTTCGTTAAGGCGACGCCAAATAACAGCATTCCCGAAATTTAAATAATAAATGAATTGGAGTGAAAATCATGTATCAAATTCCGCAGCTTCCGTTCTCATTAAAAGCAGAGGACGTACAAAAATTCTTAAACATTTCTCGTTCATCGGCATACGCGTTGATGAAGCGAAAAGATTTCCCAACAATCACAATCGGTAAAAGTAGACGTGTAAAGGCAGAAGATTTTCTTAAATGGTTCGAAGCACAAAAAGAAGAATCTAACGTTGGTTAAAGGTACGCTTAATCTTTTTAATAAAATGACCATTGGATAAATAAGGAGGTGATCTTGTGGAAGATACGTTCTTAGGAGAAATATTTATTCTAATTATGGTTTTGATTGCATGGTTATTTTACAAAACATACGAGCCAATTAAACAATGGGCTTGGAGTGATGTAGTGGAAAATAAAAAGACCCACGGCAATGGGTCCCTTGAAAAAAATAACTTGTTATAAGTATATCACGGAAAGTAGGGAATTAGTACATGCACTTAGGTCGTTATCAAGTGCTGTTACCTAATAAATTCTGGGAATTAGCAAACAGCAAAGAAGAATTAAAACTGATGATTGAGCAATATTTCAGTGTTGGCTATCCACATTATGAAATTTTACAAGTCATTGAAAGTGGACAAGCTCATTTAGCAATTTGCATTAGGAGGTAAGTAGTATGTCTGAAGTAAAAGTGAAATGGATTAAACTTTCAACAACGATGTTTGAGGATGAAAAAATACGTCTAATTGAGAGCATGCCTGAAGCTGATACATTATTAATCATTTGGATTAAGTTGTTAGCTCAAGCTGGTAAAACAAATGCAAGTGGGTATATTTTTTTTAAACGAGAATATCCCATATACGGAAGATATGCTAGCAACACTTTTTAATCGCCCCCTAAATACGGTTCGGATGGCACTAAGTGTATTTCAAAAATTCGGGATGATTGATATTGACGAAAATCATTACATTAATGTAATTAATTGGGGAAACCACCAGAATCTAGATCGTTTAGAAAAGATTAAGGAAGACACTAGAAAACGCGTAGCGGCACACCGAGAAAGAAAAAACAACATACACTTAGTTGTAACGTTACATGTAACGATGGCGTAACGGACATAGATAAAGATTTAGATAAAGATTTAGATAAAGAAATAAAAAAAGAATATAGTCCTGAAAAATCTCAGGACAACGCTCAATCTATTCCGTATCAAGAGATTGTTAATTATTTCAACATGAAAGCAAAAACCAATTATAAACATACATCTAAAAAAACACAGGACCTAATCAAAGCAAGATGGAAAGAAGGATTCCGATTAACTCATTTTCAACAGGTAATTGACATCAAGGTTTCACAATGGATTGATAATACGGAAATGAGTGGTTATTTAAGACCTATCACATTATTTGGAACTAAATTTGAAAGTTATTTAAATGAAAAACCTGTACAGCGAAAAGGAACATTTAAAGGAGGACCAACTAATGCAAGCAATCAAAAAGATAGTAGCTTCATCGACAAATACGACTTCAAGAAACGCTAGTCAAAGATATATATTGTCTCCTCATAGATGCACGAATGTCTTTTTAGTAGGGAAAGAAAAATTTAAAGACGTTTGCAGTAAACGCATGTTGATAGATATAGAAACAAATGAGGAATTTTGTCCTCAATGTAGATCGGTAGAAAAAGAAGATCAGAAATTAGCTATAGAAACACTAGCTATAAAAAAGAAAAACGAAATCATTCATTTATATGATTCATTTGCTGATAACAGTTTAATAAATGACAAACTCAAAAAAGCCACATTTGAAAATTATGTACCGCCTAAAAAGGAATTGGCTGATGCGAAAGAAATGATTATGAATTTTGTTACTTCATTCAATAAAGAAGAACCAACAAGCATGATTATTACAGGTGATTACGGAGTAGGAAAAAGTCATTTGTGTGTGGCAGCCACTAAAGAACTTATGAAAAAGGGTCACAGTGCAATGTTTATTCAAATGAATAAGCTATTTACAAAAATTAAATCAACTTGGAATAAAAACAGTGAAATGACAGAGGACAAGCTTATGTCCCTTCTAGCAAAAGTCGATGTCTTGATTATCGATGACTTTGGAGCGGAATTCACAGAGAAAGATAAAGAAGGCGTTACATGGAAGCAAACGAAGACAAATGAAATCGTAGATAGCCGTATAGGTAAAAGCACTTTATTTACAACCAACTTTAATATTGGTGAATTGGCAGGAATGTATGGAGAACGTGATTTTAGCCGGATGATGGAAAACGCTGAAATGTTAGAAATGCATGGTGACAATTATAGATTACACAATTTTAAAAAGGGGGAATAACAAAGTGTGCATTATGTCATGATACAGGAATTATTCGTAAAGAAACTTATCCGGGTGTGATTGAAACGAACGGTTGTAACTGTGAAGTAGCAAAGCAACAGCAACAAGAAAATGATAAGCGTTGGGAAGCATGGTTAATAAAATTCGAGTCAATGAAGCAAGATTTAAAACGGAATCGACAACAAAAAGTTAGCTAACAAGGGGGAGTAATGATGAAAAACACAGGTGTTGCAAGAAAAGTTGATGAGTTAGGGCGTGTAGTAATTCCGGTTGAGTTACGCAGAACTTTGGGAATTGCTGAAGGAACAGCATTAGACATTCATGTTGATGGGGAAAACATCGTTTTAAGAAAACATGAAAAGTCATGCTTTGTAACAGGTGAAGTTTCTGAATCAAACTTGGAATTGTTGGGTGGTAGAATGTTTTTGAGCAAGGAAGGCGCAAGTGAATTACTGGACCTTCTTCAGAAGAGTGGGATGGCACATGCCTAAGCAATTAAATATTTTCGATGTAGAGCCAGCAATTTGTGAGTTCGATGTAATGAAAGCCAATGTGAAGAAAGGAACTGGGCGCGTTACATATGCTGATGTACGTGTCCAGGTTCCAAAGAGTGCAAAGGGTACGGATGAATTACCTCGCACTACTAAACAAGATGATCGTTATGACATCTTTGAACAATACGTAATCGCAATATGGAGATTTCAACGTGCTTTAGATAAGTTTTTTAATTGGGATACAGCTGAAGAATTGTGTAAGGCAGCAAGGGATAAAAAAGAAGCAATTCCAGTACGAATCTATTTAGGAAGTGGCTTTAAACCTGATGTTGTCGAGTACATGCGGTAGTAAAAGGGAGATGGACATATGAAAAAAATAGAAATTGATGTTAGCAGTAACAAACTTTTAATAGTGAAGGACGGAAATGTAACTGCAGTAAATCCACCAATGAGCGGATTTGGTGAGCAAGTCGCAGTGTGGGTAAACGGTAAAGTTGATCGCGTGGATACTAAATTTACTGAAAAGATAAAATAATTAATTTTTAGAAGGTAGGTTCGCTTATGAGCGTAGCAAGTAATCATGAAGCGATGAAGGAGTCACGGTTGAAAATATACATCGCTTTAGAAGAAGTTAACTTCATTTGGGATGAAAGAGATATTATACGTTTTCGTGAAATGTGGAAACAAGATATGAGTTTACCAGAAATGGCAAAAGCATTAAGGAGGCATCAATCGGAAGTTGCGCTTCTTGTTATAGATCAAGCTGATAAATATATGATTGAAAACCGTCCGATAGGATTGGGAATTTGCTAAAGAGAGGGAAAATCAAAATGAAAGCAATAGAAAACGGTGTATATGTAAAAACTAAATTAGTTAGTGAATCAAAAGGAGGCCATGCTGTAATGAATATCAATCAAATTTGTGAATTCGATCAATATCAGGAAGCAACATTACGTACATGGAATGCAAATAATGATTTCGGTGGACGTGTTTTAAATGCTGCATTAGGGCTTACGGGAGAAGCTGGTGAGGTTGCAGACATTGTAAAAAAAGCTATTTTTCACGGTCATGGATTTGATCCAGCACATTGCCCAGGAGAAGAGAACGGGAATACTCACAAGTTGGCTTTAGAGTTAGGGGATATCTTATATTACATTTCCATCATGTCTCACGAAATGGGATATACCTTAGAAGATATTGCGCAAATGAACATTTCTAAACTAGCAAAAAGGTATCCAGATGGGTTTAGCAGGGAGGCTAGTCAAAAACGTGTTGACGTGAAGTAAGACCAAATTTGAATTTTGTTAAGAAATGGGGTGAAAAGTTGGAAACATTCTTTTCAATTGGATGCATAGTTATCTTTTTTCTTAACTTAATTATCACCTTGAAGAATATTCGTTAAAAATCAAAATTATATAAAAGCTTTATTTGATAAGTATGTTTACACAGAAAAACAAGAGCACTAAATATAGCACTCTTGTTTGTAAGAAGGAAATGATCTTGAGTGAAAAACGCCCCAATGCACTAATAGTTTATGTTTAGTTTATTAAATGGTTCTTAAAACCAAAAAAGAGACGGATAGCAAAGCTAACCGTCAAAAAGAGGTTGCAACATAATAAATTGAGTGAGTGTTGATACCGTTGTTTATAGTATGCGCAAGCACAATTATCTTATACATGGATAAAACGAGAAAAAGGTTATTAAAACCAAAAGTGGTTAAGGCTAATTTTAATCAAATTTTGACAAAAGTGTTATTTGAATAGAAAAGGGGAATGAAAAATGAACTTAAAGGAGTACGTCGTTTATAAAGGTGAATCATTGCTATGCATCGGAACTATACAGGAATGCGCTGATTATATGGGCGTACTTCCTGAAACGGTTCGCTATTATACAACGCCAGCTTATCAGAGGAAGTTAGCAAAGCGGAAGAGAGCTAGAAATTACTTAACGGTTGCAGTTCTTGAGGAAGATTAGTATAAAAATTTCATTTTGTAGAAAGACAAGGATCTTCATTTTAAGAACTTGAGCATAGTTTTATCAAGAATCCACTTTCCTTCAATTTTTTTAGCAGGTAATTTGCCAGCAACGCACATATTTTTTACTGTTTGAGAGGAACGTCCTAAAAATTTAGCAGCTTCCTCCACACCTATGATGTTTTTAAGCGAAGTAAAAGAGGCGTATGAAGTATTACCATTTTCCTCGGGGATTATATTTATATAAGGTTCTAAAAAAGTTTCACCAGGTGCCATAATCCAAACTGAAGGCCATGTATTATCAGATCCAGGAAGAGACTTTAAAGCTACTGTGGCAGCTTCTAATGTTTCATGATAACTGAGTATAGAAGTATAATTTCCAACCAACATGTAAAAATCAGTATTGTTAGTGAAAATCTTTTGTTGTTTAAAGCCGTTCATTATTGATAGCTCCTTTTTCGAAGGGGATTGTATTTCTTATGCCAGCTAAATAAATATGGGCTATTTCAATCAAAGTTGAGCAAGCTTTAAAAACCATAAAGTGAACTGGTGAAAGCTACTTGGATAAAATTACAGGGTAATAAAAGAGCGTTGGTATTATGTTTAAGAGGAATAAAAGGGAAATAGCCTTATGAATATTCTATATAACCATTATGGAAATTGGAACTCTATATATTAGCGGTAGAAAAATAACTTGGTAGGAAATCGCAAAAATAAAACGAGCACTTGTGCCAGAGTGCCCGCTTATGAAACCTTAAACCATTTATCTATGTTTATGTGTGTGAGTCATGAACATGAAATAGTTGGGCAAGTAAGGATTCAAGATAGTATATGTACGTTCAACGAAATGGTTAATTAAACCAAAAAAATACAGATAGCAAAAGCTAACTGCTTAAACAAAAGGGTGACCGAAATAACAAAAAGATCGATTAAAGGAGGTATTTACAGTATGTACATGAATCAGCTTTTTATACCGGGGAGTCATGGAGGTTGTGGTTATGAATGCCAAATATTGAACGGTGATTTTGCGGATTGGTTATAAAAATATAGATGGGTAGAAATTAAGAAGTTGAGAATGAAAAACAAACCTGTTTCAGGAAGACATTGGTGGGCTACTGAATGAGTTGCACAGGGATTTAATAATTTGAAATCCGAATAAAATAATCCTTTGGTGGGGAAAAAGGAATTTATAAAATAGGTACAATTCACGTCTAGATTATTTTTGAATGTAATAGGTATCAAAAGGAGTAAAACGCTCAAAAATGGAAATGAGATACGTTTGTATGAAAGGGATGAGAGAAGAATGGCAAATGCAAAGAAAAAGAAAATAAGAAAAGCTATCGCTCGTCGTGCAACAGCCCTTGATAAACAACAAGTCAACAAAGTTTGGAGAAATATCTTTGTTCGGACTGGTATCATCAAATAAATGAAAATAGAATATAGTCCGGCTAGAAAACTAGAGGACACCAATTCATTAAAGCAGCAATTAAAGCTGTTTTAGGAATAGGTGTCCTTTTTATTTTGCGAAGGGAAATGGGGAGATGAAGGTGCTAAGAGATCAATTACGTGAGTGGAAAAAGCAATCAAAACAAGAAAAGAAGAAAAAACGAAAAGAGGAATTAAGCACTCGTGAAATTGAAGATTTAATGGGGATGCATGGGCCACGTTATGAACGTAGACGTGGAGCTTTAAGACAAAAGTAATTAAAAAATACGAGGAGTGGTCTTACATGACTAAACAATTATCTTTCTTACCAAAAATCGATAGAGCGGCAACGCAAAAGGAATTGGAAGGTGTTCTTGAAGAAGTCCGTATTTATAGACAGTTTGGAATGATTCGTCAAGAAATGAAAGTCACTCCTTCTTGTGAAGTAAGATATCATGGTCCAACAAATGATGTAGGGAAACCGTTAGAAGATGTTGCTCTAGCAAATATAAAGCAACAGGAAAGAGAAGAATGGTTGAAAAAGATGTCTTTTCGTATTGATCAGTTTCTAAGCCGATTAGGAAATGGATATGCTGGGAAAATTCAAAGGGATATTATTAACAAGCGCTATTTAGAAGAAGAATGTGTATATGATTATATGGTTTATAACGAAATTGGTATGGCAGAACGTACATATGGACGTTGGAAAGCGAGAGTGTTTTATAAATTAGCGTTTGCACTCGGATTAGAAGTATATGAGATAAAGAAGAATTATGGGGGAGATGACCTATGAACTTTGTTCAACCAATACGTGATCCAGAGCAAATACAACAGATTAAAGAGTATTTAAGGGAAAAGAACGAACGTAATTATATTTTGTTTGTAATGGGAATCAATACAGGATTACGTATAAGTGATATTTTAAAATTGAAAGTAGGAGATGTACAAGGAAGTCATATTTCTATGCGTGAAATGAAGACAGGGAAGCAAAAGCGGATTCAAATGACATCTTCTTTAAAAAGAGAGCTGAAATGGTACAACGAAGGAAGGGCGGACGAAGAGCATTTACTGCCGAGTAGAAAAGGAAAGAATCGACCAATTGGTCGGAGTATGGCATATAAAATATTAAAACGTACGGCTGAAGAATTTGGTTTGGATGAAATTGGTACACATACTCTCCGAAAGACTTACGGCTATCATATGTACTTACAGACGAAGAATATAGCCTTACTCATGGAGATATTCAATCATTCGTCAGAGAAAGTCACGCTACGTTATATAGGTGTAAATCAAGACGCAATGGATAAAGCAATGAGCAGATTCAAAATCTAATCATTGTTTTTTCTTTTTGTATGTGTAGCAATGAACCATAAATTTCGGACTGTCTCATTGGAAAATGAAAGTTTGATAAAATGAGAGAGGACAAGGGATGTAGCGTTTCAGTGAATGACACACAATATAAGATATGGGTAATTTAAACACATAAAATTGTCCTCTTGCGTATACAAGTTATATATAATAAAGGAGAGGTGAAGCGAATGGTGTGTGAAAAACTGTTACAAGCATTGGTTCAATTTCAAATGCAGCAGAGAGGAAACCCTAACACATTAAGGTTAAACCCAGATTATTATAGAATGATACTCGAACAATTGGCATACCCGGAGTGGTTAATTTACAGGAAAATGGTGAATCTGGAACAAACATTTTTAGGGGTTCCAGTAGAGCTAACAAATGAAATTAAGACATTTGAAATAAGAGAATAAAAAGGTGGCAGAGTCTTGACCGCTTTTTGGCAGAAAAAGTGCGGGTTGTTTTGGAATGATCGTGTTATATTTGTATTGTGAGAGGTGGCGGAAAACATGGCTCACAAGAAGAACTTTATAATTCGATATCTAAACGCCCCATATTGGTGGCATACTAAAATCCGAAACCAGCAGATGGTAAAGATTGAATGTTACCGTTATTAGGGAGAGCTTTTGCTCTTCTTCCAGTTACTTAATAATTTGTAAACAGATTTGTTGTAACAATATTTAGGTAATTGGAAGGAGGATGAAATGTCATTTTCCTTATCTAGTAGTGGTATAAGTTTTCGATGAAAGAGTAACGGATGTTTAGTTACTCTTTTTAGTACATCTGAATTTGTCTCTTGATACAGGTAATATATATGATTCTTGTTTGTTCTTTTTTCAGTTAGAGTAATCGGATGTATGCGTGTATAGGAGAGACAGAATCTGATGCGAGCGAAAAAGGATATGTTAAAGAAATGGAAAGCAGATTTTCAATTTATTCAAGAAGAAAAGAGAAGCAAGAAAAGAGAGAAGAAAAAGAATGAAAATAAAAAATATAATATTCCAGGTAAAACAGTAGATTTTATGAATGATAAAGATATTTTTTACAAAAAGAATGGGGTATGGAAGAAAAAGAGGAAATAATTCCGAGGACCGATTGTTGCATTGTAAAAGTATAGACAGGTGAAGGAATGAAGAATGCAAAGAATATATAAGTGTGGTAGGTTAGTTCGGGTATAAGGCATCGGTGTGCATTCTTCAACCTTCTGAAAGCCACAACAGTTGCAGATAGATCATGTTTAAGAACGGGAAGGTAAATAAATATGAGATGTGTGTGTATCAGTTGTGTAGCCATTTTTAGTATATACACATCATTGGTTTTTTAAACCAAAACCATTCTGGGTAATTGTCCCGTTTTTATTAAAAATGTATATACTATAGTGTTGGGGAGCATAAATACAACTTCTGATAGCACGTTGATTATGTGCTTGTTTTTGTTTTATTTACCAAAAATGCGGAACCTTTTTTGTAAGACAAACATACATTGAAGCATAGGACAACCGCTTAGTTGGTACCTATTCACTCATAGAACTCCTTTCTATAATAAATAGAGTTCGTTTAAGAGCAGCCGTTTCTTTGGTTGCTCTCTTTTTGTATGGACATTGGTTTATTTAAGTGTTTGGGAGATTTTTACTATAATTAGGAAGGATATGAAAATAGAAGCATAAAGATGATTTTTTTCAAAAGTTCAATGAAAGGGTAAGCGTCAAGATGGTTAGAGAGTTATATATTGTCAGGGGATGTAAAGTGAAATATATGCAATGAATGGGGAAATCATATAGGAGTGAAGGAATAAAGAACGGCTGCATAACTGTAACAAAAGAAAATGATGGTTTATTTCTACTATGAATTATACAGAACGTTCGTTATCCTTCATGAAGTGGCTGAAAGGATGAACCATACACATATTCATACATTTCAAAGATGTAGAATAGCCAATTGGGGTCATTCAATGTACAAATCATAACGTATGTTCTTCATCCCTTTGTATTATTTACTAATTTTGGTTTTGTATACCAAACGAATGAATATAAATTAGTAAATGCCCAAATGGTGTTTGAATGGGAACAGATAAGGAGTGGAGAAGATGGGACACATCGAAACAGACTTACAACGGAAGGTTGATGCGCTCGGTCTTTATGTTGTGGATGATGTAGTTTACACGGAACATCTCAAAGTATATGAGAAAGTTGGAGTTGATGTAACTCACCTTAAATATTATAAGTGGTATGGAAAACGTTTTGTCCCGTACTCAAAAGAGTATTTAATCAGTTCAACAATGAAAGATTTATTGAAGAGGGATAAAGAAAAATACAAACAATATAATTCTTCTTTTTTGTTCGATTAAAAAGAAAGTTGGATGTATGGATATTGAAGGGAAAGGTGAAATCGGTAGGAGGATTAGTGGGTTGGTTAAAGAAACATTCGAAGGATGAAGAGGGATAGGAAGAGATTATTTTTAATATATAAACGTTCAAGCATCCATAACGGATGCTTTTCTTATTTTATGAGGAGGCGAAGAAATATGTTTTTCAAAAGAAAGAAAAAGAAGGAACAGAAAGTGAAGCAAGGACATGTAAAAAGAAATAAAGATCGTACGACAAACGATATGTTGTTTCATCAAACATTGACATCAAATACAATTAGTTCGAATTCAGATTATGGAAGCTATGACAGTGATAGTCATTCATCTTCTTGTACTTCGCATTCTTCATATGATTCAGGAAGTTTATTTGATTGTTCGTCAAGTTGTGATTGAGTAGCCGAATGGCTACCTTTTTAATTTGGAAGGGGGATAAAGGGTGGAACTAACTAAACAAGAGCAAGCTGTTGTGATTGGTACATTCATTTCAATGTTAGGACAAGATCTTGTAAACGAACATATCGATAAACAGAACTTAGAAAGTGTTATTCCAATCTTTAATGAGATGGAAGATAACACAACACCAAAGCAAAAGAGAGACGCGATGATTAGCTTACTTGGAAAGACAGTGGATGAATTCTTAAAACAATAGCTATAAAAAGGAAAAGCAACCTGCTGGGGGCAAGTCACTTTTCCAAATGGCAATGTTAACTTTATTATAACAATTTGTATTTATTTGTAAATGCAAAATCGGAGTATTTTTTAAAAGGGGAGTGTAGGTAAATGGATGCATTTAACAAGATGGTAAATGAGATGCAAAATGAAAAAGTAAATAATTCTATGATAGATTTTGCTTTAGCCGCTAAAATGATGTTTGTTGCTTTTACACAGTTTAAAGATGCTGGATTCAATGAAGAACAGTCATTTGAATTAACACGTGAGATATTAATTCATTCATTACATAATAACCAATAGATTGATGGGGGAATGAGAGTGCAAATCTATTGTTCTAACTGTAATAAAGATTACGATATGCAACCGCAAGTAATGCAGCTTCCAAAAAGAATTGAGAAGTGTTTCTATATTTGTCCTCATTGTAATCATGAACATGTTGCTGCGTATGTGAACGATAAGATTCGTAAGCATCAATCAGATACAGCAAAGTATCATGAACGGATTCATAAAAAGAATCTTGATATCGAGGATGAAATGAAATGGTTGAGGAAGAGGATGGGGGGAAGTAAATGATGATATTGATCTATCTTATTATTGGTTTACTTTATAGTTCCATTAAAATGTATCCAGTTGCAAGAGACGTTGGGCAAAGAAAGAAACATGATGGTGTATATATAGTAAGTACATTTATTATTTCAATTGCATTCACAATTTGTCTCTCTCCTTTCTGGATTATTCTTGTTGGGTTTGATTTAGCAAAGCTATTTTATAAATGGAAGAATAGAAACCAAATGAAGTGCGAATGTTTTAATTGCGGTTATGAATCGACAATAGATATAGTAACAGGTGCTGGTAAACGTTGTTCTAAATGCAATGGTAGAACAATACCTAAAGCGTCGGGTGGTACACATGCCAAGTAAACCATTCAAGCCTTGTAAGTCGTTAGGTTGCAATGAACTAACACGGGATAAGTATTGTAGTAAGCATCAAGATAAAGTACAGGAGACCACAAGATACTATGACAAACACATACGAAACAAAAGCTCACGTTCATTTTACAACTCAAGATTGTGGAAGGATATGCGTGAGTTTATTTATCGTAGAGATCATGGCTTATGTGTTCAATGTAGAAGCAAGGACATCATTAAGATAGGTGAGGTAGTCGATCACATCATACCTATTCGTGTGGATTGGTCAAAACGATTAGAGCCATCTAATTTACAAACACTTTGTCATGCTTGTCATAATAAGAAAACAAAAGAAGATGAGAAGAAAAACAGAAAATGATTCGAAAGAAAGGGGAGTACATAACAGTGTGGATAAGGTTGAGGAAGCACACAAGTATATTACGCTAACTAAATAGGACGAAGCCCTAGTTTGGGTCTAGGGCTTCAGGGAATTAAAAAAAGATTAAACTTCAATTATCACTATAACATGGTATCTCTGTAAAGATACGGATGGATTTGGCTTAAGAGTGGACAAAAAACATACCCCCCACCATGAAAAAGCAAAAGGCGACTCCCTGGAGACCGCCGCTTAGCTTTCCGTGTAAAAAGTTCGTTTTATTCCATAAAAGGGGGTTCGGCTGAAGGAGGTGGTTCTCATAGGAAGAAAGGCGAAGCCAATTCATTTACATCTATTAGAAGGAAATACAAGTCGATTGACAAAAGAAGAAATAGATCAAAGGTTAGCAGCTGAAAAGAAGTTACAAGCAAAAAAGGATAAAGTAAAACCACCAATATGGTTAGATTCAGTTGCTAAGAGAGAGTTCAAACGAATTGCAGGTGAATTATTGGAGTTGGATGTTATTACAAACATAGATGTAAATGCACTAGCAACTTATTGTGATGCTTTTTCTGACTATATTGAATGCACCAAGATTATTCGAGAAGAAGGACTACTTGTCGAATATACCAATAAGGCGGCTGAAACCAATAAAGTGCCACATCCACTACTTACAAAGAAGAAGCAATTACATGAACAAATGAAGGCTCTAGCTGTGGAATTCGGTCTTACTCCAAGCGCAAGGGCGAAAATAGTGATACCAAGTGCAAAGAAAGGAACGAAATCCACTGTAGAAAAGGAGTTTGACGTATAGAATGATAAGGAAATGGATGCTTGATTATTGTGATGATATTTTAAATGGCGAAGTCATTGCTTGTCAAAAGCATAAACAATCTTGTGAACGATTTTTAAGAGACATTGAGCGTGAAGGAACAGAAGATTTCCCTTATGTTTTTAATGAAGAAAAAGCACTTCGTTTTTTAAAATGGATGTCTCTTTTTAAACATACAAAAGGGAAGTTAGCTGGGGAAAAAATTGAGCCGCATTCGATACAAATCTTTGTATTCAGTAATATTTATGGCTGGATGCATCGAAATACAGGGTTACGAAGATTCAAAAAAGCGTATTGGCAAGTAGGACGCAAAAACGCAAAGTCTCAATCTCTAGCGTGTGTTGGTTCTTATGAAACAATGGCTTTTGGTGAAAATATGTCAGAAGTATATGTTGGAGCAACGAAAACCGAACAAAGTAAAATTGTTTGGAATGAGATTAAGGCCCAAATGAATGGGTGTGACGATCTAAAAGGTAAATTTAATATTGCTTATGGGAAAATTGAACACTTAAAGACAAACTCTTTTATTTCCGCACTTTCAAAAGATGCTGGTAAATCTGGTGATGGCTTGAATGTTCAGTGCGGTATTATCGATGAATACCATGCACATCCTACTTCTGAAATATATGATGTTCTTGTATCTGGGTCGGGAGCTCGTCCTAATCCATTAATGATGATTATTACGACAGCAGGATTCAATTTGAGTAATCCTTGTTATCGTGTGGAATATCAATATGTTTCTAAGATTTTGGACCCTAATATTGATATTGAAAACGAAGAATACTTTGTCATGGTTAATGAATTAGATAAAGATGATGAGATTACAAATCCAGAAGTGTGGGAAAAAGCAAATCCCATCCTATGTAGCTATGAAGAAGGACGTTCTTTCTTAAAAGGAGAACTTCAATCAGCTCTTGATGTTCCAGAAAAAATGCGTAATTATCTCACAAAAAACATGAATAGATGGGTCGATATGAAGGAAAACGGCTACATGGGCATGCAAAAGTGGAAAGATTGTGACGGGGCTATAGAGTTATCTGAATTAAAAGGTATGGAATGTACAGTAGGAATCGATTTATCAGCGAAAATCGATTTAACAAGTGTAGATTTCGAGTTTAAAAAGGACGATACATATATAGTGATTAGTCACAGTTTTATGCCAGAAGATACTCTACATGAGAAAAGGAAGACAGATAAAGTTCCATACGATCTGTGGGTACAGCAAGGGTGGATTACAACAACACCTGGTGCGGTAGTTGATTATGAATTTATAAAAAAACATATCAAAAATATGGAAAAAGAGAATAAGTTCAAAATCAAAGAGATTTGTGCCGATCCTTGGAATGCAACACAATTTATGCAAGACATGGAAGCTGAGGGTTATACGATGATAGAGATACGCCAAGGTATGGCAACTTTATCAGGACCTACAAAGGATTTTCGTGAACAAGTGTATCAAAAGAAGGTCATCCACAATAACAATCCTGTACTGAATTGGGCTGTTAGTAATGCTATAACGAGGCAGGATGCTAACGAAAACATTATGTTGGACAAGTCAAAAGCAACAGAAAGAATTGATCCGATTGCGGCTGTAATAAACTCACATGTTCGTTGTATGCTCAATTCTGGTGAGATGGACTTAAATTCATATATCTTAAGTCAAGATTTCTCATTCTAGGAGGAATTACATGCGGTTTTTATTGTTCTTTATCAGTATTTTAGAAGATATTTTACTTATTTCGGGGTTGTCCATTATTGTCGGGACAACTTTTTTTATTAATCCAATTTCCGGATGGTATCTATTAGGACTTATTCTCACAATGTTGGGGGTGGTAATGATAAGAAAGTAGAAAGGAGGTGAAACTTTTGATTTTTCGGCAATTATTTAGAAATCAGGATGTGACAGATTTAAAAAATCCTTCTCCCTGGTTTAAAAGTCTATTTGGTTATCAAGCCGCAAGTGGTGAAAAGGTTACGGTTGAATCATCTTTAGGGGTCCCGACAGTATACCGATGCATTAACATCCTTGCAAACAGTGTTGCAATGCTTCCTTTTCAGGTTTTTAGAAAGACATCCAAAGGAAGAGAACGAGATAAGATGCATCAAGTGTCGTTTGTTTTGGAAAAACGACCAAATCCTTACCAAAGCCCGTTTAAGTTCAAACATTTAATCGAAACGCATCGTAATACATGGGGAAATGCTTACATCAATATCCATTGGGGTGTGGATGGCAGACCGAAAGAATTATGGGCATTGAATCCGGCTGTTACAACTCCAACTGTGGACTTAAAGACGAATAAACTATGGTATTTTACTAGTTTGCCAGATGGTACGCCTGTAAAAATACCTGATGATGACATTATTCATCTTACTACGTTGTCCACTGATGGTCTGAAAGGAAAACCACCTATTCAAATTGCAAGAGAGTCTATAGGTAGCTCACAAGCGGCCCAAAAATTCAAAGGGAAATTCTTTACAAATGGTGCAGCTCATAGCGGGATCTTAAAAACTCAACAACCATTAAATAAAGAAGCGAAAAATGTACTCCGTGATGCTTGGGAAGAAGCAAATACAGGCTTAAATAACGCTCAAAGGATAGCGATTTTAGATGCTGGTCTAGAATTTGAGAAAGTCGGGATGCCTTTAAAGGATGCTCAATTTATTGAAGGTATGAAGTTCGATAAGGCTGAGATTGCAAACATCTTTAATATTCCATTGCACATGATTAATGAGTTAGATCGTGCTACTTTCTCAAACATCGAGCAACAGGCACTGGATTTCATTCAAAATACATTGAGCCCGATACTTATTCAGTATGAAGAAGAGTTTTCTTATAAAACATTCTCATTTAATGAGCAAAAGCGTTATTATCTGAAATTCAATTTAGCAAGCTTATTAAGAGCAGATCAAAAATCAAGAGCCGAGTTCTATAACATTATGTTAGATAGGGGTGTATTTTCTATTAATAAAGTTTTAGAACTTGAAGATATGGATGGTATCGGTGAAATAGGTGATAAGAGCCGAGTCGATCTAAACCATGTATCTATTGAGATTGCGGATGAATACCAATTAGCAAAAGCTAGTGGAGGTTTGTCGCTGAAAGGAGGTGAGGACAATTAAAGACGTGTTTACTATTAAAAATCAAACGGAATTGTCCGCAGACCTATTTATCTATGGTGACATCATAAATAATACAGGTTGGAAATGGGATGATTCAGATATTATGCCTGATGATGTGAAAAACATTCTGGGGCAATTGGATGATAAAAGTAGCCTTAATATCTATGTAAATAGTGGCGGTGGTTCTGTATTTGCTGGTTTAGCTATTTATAATATGTTAAAGCGAAATAAGGCCCAAAAAACTGTTTATGTGGATGGTGTTGCAGCTTCCATTGCTTCGGTAATTGCCTTAGCTGGTGATCGTGTTGTTGTCCCTTCTAATGCGTTCTTAATGATTCATAAACCTTGGACGTATGCAGCTGGAAATGCAATTGATTTCCGAAAAGCAGCGGAAGACTTAGATAACATCGAGTCTGGAATTATGAATGTATATAAGGAAAATTTGAAAGAAGGCATTGGAATTGAAGAAATTCAGCAATTAGTAGATGCTGAGACTTGGTTAAGTGGTGAAGAAGCTGAGAAATACTTCAATATCGAAGTTGTGGAAGCAAAAGAAGTTGCAGCATGTATGAGTGATTACTTTGATAAATATCAAAAGACACCAAGCAAGATAGTAGCAAAGTATCCTTCTATTCCTAGGAAGGATCTTAATGAACAATTAAAAATTCAAAATGCACTAGACCTGTTAGAACTATAGGTCTATTTTTTGTGCCAAAACAAGGAGGAAATACCGAATGGATAAACATGAACAAGAATTACGTCAAAGAGTTGCTGATTTAAAAGCGAAGGCAGAAGAATTTAATAACAGCGGTAAATATGAAGATGCAAAAGCAAAAATTGAGGAAGCGAAGAACGCAAAAAATGAACTAGATAACTATCTAGCAATGAAGCAAATTCAAGTTCCTGAACCTGTAAATTCACAAATTGGAGCAGGAGCGTTACCTCCAGCATCAGTTCAAAATGAAGATACATCGTATAAAGAAGTGTTTATGAAAGCTATACGCGGTCAAAATTTAAGTCATGAAGAAGCAAGTATTATGGATGAATATAAAGCGGCGTTGTCTGAAAATAAAGGTGGGGATGGTGGATACATTGTCCCGGAAGATATCACAACTACGATAAATCAGTTAAAACAAACGGTCGATAACTTAGAACAATATGTAAATGTACAACCTGTTTCAACAAATAAAGGCTCTCGTACATTAGAAAAACGTGCAGCATCTACACCTTTCGCTCCATTATCTGAGTATGGAAACCCAAATGCGATGCAGGAAATTGCTTCACCACAATTTGATCGTGTACCGTATGTTATTGAGGATTATGCAGGATTCCTACCTGTACCAAATGATTTATTAAATGATACGGATCAAGCGCTAGAAGCTTATTTGCGTCAGTGGATTGCGAAGAAATCTATCGCAACTCGTAACTATTTAATTTTACAAGAAATCAACAAGTTAACAAAAGTTGATTTTAAGGATTATAAGGGCATTAAAACCGCATTAAATGTCACATTAGATCCAGCTTTTTCTTCTGTAGCAAACATTTTTACAAATCAAGATGGATTCAATTACTTAGATCAATTAGAAGATAAGGATGGCCGTCCGCTTCTTCAACCAGATCCAACAAATCCAACTCGTAAGTTATTATCAGGAAAGCCAGTTATTGTTTTATCCAATAAGACAATTGCTACAGATAAAGATGGTAAAGCACCATTTATTGTTGGGGACCTTAAAGAAGCAATTGTTTTATGGGATAGACAGCAGTTATCCCTTGATATGACGAAAGAAGGAGGAAGTGCTTGGAGAGGAAATACAACAGAATTCCGTGCAATTGAGCGTGAGGACGTTACACCATGGGATACAGAAGCAGTTGTATATGGACAAATTACAGTTGTGGCGAAACCTGGAGCTTAATGATGTAGGAGGTGTCATTCTTGGTGCTGAAATTAGAGGAAGCAAAAGAGTATCTTCGTGTGGATGGGAATGAGGAGGACATGCTCATTACATCCTTTATAAAAGCGGCTGAAAGATACATTAAGAATGCAACAAGTAAAGATGTAGATTTAGATGACGAGCTTGCTAAATTAGCAGCTCGTATTTTAATTTCTCATTGGCATGAAAACCGTGAAGCGGTTGGAAAAGCTGAACAGCTGGCATTTAGTTTACAGTCAATATTAGTTCAATTGCAATATTGCGTAGGTGATTCCACATGAATCCAGGTAAATTAGATAAACGTCTTGTATTTCAAATGAAAGATGAGGATGCGAAGGGCCCGGATGGTGAACCAATAGATGGTTATAAAGACTCTTTCACTGTATGGGGCTCCTTCATTTTTTTAAAGGGAAGAAAGTACTTTGAAGCAGCCGCAGCCAACAGTGAAGTGCAAGGTGAAACAGAAATTCGATACCGTGACGGTATGAATGCTGATATGAAAATCAAATATAAGAACACGATTTATGACATTGTTTCAGTTATTCCAACTGAAAAACACACGTTATCAATCATGTGGAAGCGTGGTGGAATGAATGGCTAATGGTGTTGATTTCTTAGGATTTGACCGTTTAGTCTCCGAATTAGAACAAATGGGATTACGTGGAGAAAAGATTGAAGATAAAGCTCTTGCAGCAGGTGGCGAACCTATTCGAAAAGCGATTGCCGAACGAGCACCAAGAAGTGATAGTCCTAAGAAACCGTCTAAAAGTGAACCGTGGCGTACTGGCCAACATGGTGCTGATCATATAAAAGTTACGAAAGCTAAACTTGAAGGTGGTATTAAAACAGTTAAAATCGGAATCGATAAAGCAGATCGTTCCCCATGGTTCTATTTAAAGTTTCATGAATGGGGAACGTCAAAAATGCCAGCTGAACCATTTATAGAACCTGGATTCAATTCTTCAAAGGAAGCCGCAGTTCGTGCTATGACAGATATTTTAAAAAAATGAAATGAGGCTAAACCTGTGATAAATTTACGTCCGGATATTTTACAAGTTCTTGAGAATAATCAGGAGCTTGTTTCTTTATTGGGTGGCAAGCGTGTTTATTATCGTAAAGCCAAAAATGCAGAAGAGTTTCCACGGATTACATTTTTCGAATTAGACAATAGGCCAGATGGCTTTGCGGATAATGAAGAAATTGAAAGTGAAATCTTATTCCAAATCGATATTTGGTCAAAAGGTAGTACAACAACAATTCATAAAAAAGTGAATGAAGTCATGAAAAATATTGGTTTCTCACGTTATGCGGTTGCTGATTTATATGAAGATGATACACAAATTTTTCATTACGCGATGCGATTCGCGAAAGGAGTGGAGTTATAGATGGCTGGAGAGGTTATTACAATTAGTTCGACTGTCGGTGTAGATAGTCTTGTTTATGCAAAATTAACAAAAGATGATACAACAGGTGTTGCATATTCAACGGTAAAGAAATTGGAAGGTGCAGTAAAGGTTAAAACGTCAAAAAAGGTAGCGTCAGAAATAATGTGGAGTGACAATAAAAAATCGGAAATTGCTGAATCAGACGGTGAAGTTGAAGTGGAAATTGAAGTTCGAGGTCTTTCATTGTCAAATAAAGCAGATATTGAAGGGTATCCAGAAATTCAGGATGGTGTTTTAGACGAAAAACGTGTGGGAGAAAAGCCATATTTAGCGATCGGTTGGAGATTCTTAAAGGCTAACGGAAAGTATCGATATGTTTGGTTACTTAAAGGGAAACTTTCTCAAGAGGAAGAAGAAGCTGAAACGAAAAAAGATAAGCCGAATTTCCAAACAACAAAACTTAAAGGTTCATTCATTGAGCGTGATTTTGATGATAGACCAAAATTCACAGCAGATGCAGACGAACCTACATTCACAAAGGCTGTTGGTGATGGATGGTTTACAGCGGTATATAGCAAACAAACAAAGTAAGAGGGAGCAAAAGCTCTCTCTTTTTTATTAACTAAGGAGGAATAAACTATGAAACTAACATTACGAATCAATAAGGAAAAGAAAACTTTTAATTTACCGGGGTTCATTCCAGCTCGTTTAATCCGTCAAGCACCTGAGCTTGCTGATATTCCAAATAATCCTGGTCCAGAGGATATGGATAAAATGGTTCAATTTGTAGTAAAGGTTTACGATGAACAATTTACCTTAGATCAATATTGGGATGGTGTGGATGCTCGTGAGTTTTTATCGACAACTTCAGAGGTAATTAACGTTATTGTCAATGAAACTGTGGAAGCAGCTAGTGGTACACCTGGAACTGGAGAAGAAGAAAACCCAAACGCGTAGAGGGGGGAGGGATAATGTTCAGTGAGTTTATGGACGAGCTCTACCTCTCTTTATTACGTCAAGGATATAAACATCATCATATCGATAACGAAATGGATATTTGGCATTATTTAAGGCTAAATCGAAAGCATCGTGAAAAAGGTAATTCAAATAATGAAAATCAAAATTCAAATGAAATAGAAGTTCCAGCTGAAAACATTATCTAACGAGGGGGTGAGACATTGGCAAATGAAATGAATAATTTAGTAGTTAGGCTTTCCCTTGATAATGTAAATTTCCGTCAAGGTATAGCAAATTCAGGACGTGCGGTAAGGACACTACAGAGCGAATTGAAATCTGTAAGTACAGGGATGGGCGGTTTCGCTAGTGCTAGCCAACAAACACAAGCGAAAATGGATACTTTAAGTAGGCTCATTGACGCACAAAAAGAGAAAGTTAAAGCGTTACGGCAAGCATATGATCAAAATAAGGCTAAATTAGGTGAGAATGATGCAGCAACTCAGCGATACGCTTCACAAGTTAATAAAGCTGTTGCTGATTTAAATAGATTTGAAAATGAATTAAAGCAAGTAAATAAGCAAGCTGAACAAAAAGGGATGGATAAGTTAAATAATTCTTTAAAAGCCCTACAGGCTGAATTTCAGTCTATTACAACAGGTATGGGTGGTTTTTCTAATGCAACTGAACAAACACGAGCTAAAGTTGATGTTTTATCTCGTACGGTAGATAAACAAAAAGAAAAAATTAGAGAACTTCAACAAGCCTATAATCGTGCTAAAACAGAAGAAGGGGAAGCAAGTCAGTCAGCGCAACGGTATGCTGAACAAATTCATCGAGCAACAGGTGAACTAAATCGATTCGAAACACAATTACAGCAGGCAAATCGGGAATTGGATCAGCAGGGAAATCGACTTCTAAATTTCGGGAATCGTATGGAGGCAATGGGAAACCATTTGCAAAATGCTGGTATGCAAATCGGTATGGTATTTGGTGGCATGACTTATGCGATAGGTCGAGGTTTAAAATCAGCTGTGGAAGAATCAATGAATTTCGAACAACAGATGGCTAACATAAAAGCAGTATCCGGTGCGACAGGACAAGAAATGAGTAAACTCTCCGAATTAGCTGTTAAATATGGGGAAGACACAAAATATTCTTCTGTAGAAGCAGGTAAAGGGATTGAAGAACTAATAAAAGCTGGTGTTGGTTTAACGGACATTATTAATGGTGGATTAGAAGGAGCACTTAATTTAGCTGCAGCTGGAGGATTAGAATTGGGCGAAGCAGCAGAAATCGCTTCGACCGCCTTAAATGCATTTAAAAAGGATAATTTAAGTGTTACAGATGCCGCTAATTTACTTGCAGGAGCCGCTAACGCTTCAGCTACTGATGTACATGAATTAAAATATGGTCTGTCAGCTTCCGCAGCGGTTGCAGCAGGAGCAGGAATGACATTTAAAGATACAGCCACAGCTTTAGCGGTATTTGCACAGAATGGATTAAAAGGTTCTGATGCAGGTACTTCACTAAAAACAATGCTTATGAGATTAAATCCTTCAACTAAAGAAGCATATAACAAGATGTCAGATTTGGGTCTTATCACTTATAATGCGCAGGCTGGATTTGATTTCTTGGTTAAAAACGGAATCACACCAGCATCTAGAAGCGTGGGAGATATTGAAGTTGCATTAGAAAGATATGTAATGAAAACTGAAGGTGTAAAAAAATGGAATGATAAGTGTGATACTACATTCCGTGAGTTAGCAACAAGTTCGGCTTTCCTATCTTCTAAATTTTATGATCAAGAAGGTCATATCCAAAGTTTAGAAAATATATCTGGAATTTTAAAAGAATCCATGAAAGATTTAACAGATCAACAACGAAGTATGGCTTTAGAAACGTTATTTGGTTCTGATGCAGTTCGTGGTGCAAACATTCTGTTTAATGAAGGTTCACAAGGTGTAAATAAAATGTATACCGAGATGTCTAAAGTTACCGCTTTAGAGACAGCTGAAACGAAAATGAACACTTTGAAAGGTCGTATTGAACAGTTAAGTGGAGCATTCGACACAATGAAAAAGACAATTGGTGAGGCGCTTGCCCCTGTGGTTAGTGCTTTTGTTGCTGGATTGCAGAAACTTGTGGATGGATTCAATGCATTACCTGGACCTGTACAAAAGGCAATAGCTATTACAGGTGGTATTGTTCTTGCTTTAACGGCTATTGCAACAGTTATTGGAGTAGTTCTAGCAGCAGTTGGAATGGTGGTTTCAGGGATTGGTTCTTTGGCAATAGCAATGGGTGTAGCTACAGCAGCTACTAGTGTAACGGGCGCAGCTTTAGGGATATTAACTGCAGTTTTAGGACCAGTAGCGATTGCTTTAGGTGTGGTAGCGGCGGCAGTTGGTGTTGGTATTCTAGCATATAAAGGATATCAAAAAGCAACTGAGGATAGTATCGCTTCTGTAGATCGTTTTACTACAAATACAGAAGGTAAAGTAAGTTCCTCCACAAAGAAAGTTCTTGGTGAGTATTTCAAGTTATCTGATGGTATTAGACAAAAGTTAACTGAAATTAAACTGAATCATGAAGTAATGACAACCGAACAGGCTCAAAAACTTGGTCAACAATACGATCAATTAACTGAGAAAATCATTACAAAAGTTGATGAGCGCAAGCAAAAAGAAACGGAACGATTGAGAAAATTGTTTGCTGATTCATATGTTCTTACGAGTGAAGAGGAAAATAAAAGGCTAGAGTTATTAAATCAAAAATATGAAGATGAAAAAATAAAAGTAGCAGAAAAAAATCGAAAAATAAAAGAGATTAATGATTTAGCGGCATCAGAACATCGAGAAAAGACACATAGTGAGAATGTTGCTATTCAAGCTTTACAAGACGAAATGGATAGAATAGCTGTTCAGCACATGACACAAAATCAAATGGAGCAAAAGGTAATTCTTGAGAATATGCGTGTAAAGGCTAGTGAAATATCGGCTAGACAAGCAGCTGAAGTTGTTCAGCATAGTGCAGAAGCTAGGGATAAAGTTATAGCGGATGCTAAAAAAACGCGTGACGATAAAATAGCTGAAGCTATTCGTCAACGTGATGAAATGGGTGGGCTGAATGCTCAAGAAGCGGATGCTGTTATTGCAGAAGCAAAACGCCAATATGATAGTACAGTTTCCACGGCAAAAGATAAACATCAAGAAATCGTAAGCGAGGCTAAAGCGCAAGCAGGTGAACATGCAAATCAAGTTGATTGGGAAACTGGACAGGTAAAATCTAAGTATGAAGTAATGAAAGATGATGTTGTCCGAAAAATGAAAGAAATGGGTTCGGATGTTTCCAACAAATATGACGAGATGAAAAAATCGGCAAGTGATAAAGTAGAAGAAATAAAAAATACTGTTTCAAGAAAATTTGAGGAACAGAAAAAAGCTGTTACAGATAAAATGTCAGAAATAAAACATGACATTGAAGATAAATGGAACACAGTTGAAAAATTCTTCAGTACTATAAACCTACGCTCCATTGGTAAATCAATTATAGAAGGGCTAGGAAAAGGAATAGATGATGCCTCAGGAGGTTTATTTAGTAAAGCAGCAGGAATAGCAAACGATATTAAAAAGACTATTTCTGGAGCGCTTGAAATAAACAGTCCATCAAAAGTAATGATTCCAGTCGGTAGTGCGGTTCCAGAAGGTGTTGGCGTGGGGATGGATAAAGGGAAACGTTTTGTTGTGGATGCAGCAAAAAATGTAGTTGGAACTGTTAAAAAACAAATGAGTAATATGCCATCTGTTTTTGATTTTGGATTCCAAACTTCGCATTATAGTATCCCGCATAATGCACTGGGTGATTTCAATGGGTATACGCAACCACAATCACCTTATAACAACGCACCTACAGCAAAAACTATGTTCTCGGATAGATCAGGTAGAGAACAAGAACTGAATTTAACGGTAAATATGACAAACGTTTTAGATGGAAAAGAACTAGCAAACGGAAGTTATGAATATACTACAAAGCTTCAAGATCGTGACCAAAAAAGAAGAGCGGAATTTTAAGGGTGGTGAGCACGTTGGGGAAACTCAGTTTTACTTTTAATAAGATCAGAAAAGATTATATTCAAATGCTAGTTGGAAGAAAACGCCCTTCCTGGGCTCCAGTTAAAAGAAAATTAGTAAGAGTCCCTCATCGAGCAGGGGCTCTTTTTCTTAATACAGAAACAGAGGAACGTCGTATTGATGTTCCTCTTGTGATTAAAACGAAAAAAGATATGGCTGATTTACAAAAGGTAAAAGAAGATTTAGCGGATTGGCTATATACAGAGCAACCAGCCGAACTTATTTTTGATGATGAATTAGACAGGACATATCTAGCTTTAATTGATGGTTCTGTAGACTTGGATGAGATAATCAATAGAGGAAAAGGTGTAATTACTTTTGTTTGTCCGATGCCATATAAATTAGGAAAACAAAATACTCATACGTTCTCTCAAAATGGTTCTACTGAAGTGGCAACTTCTTTTACTAATCAAGGGAATATAGAAGCACCTCCAATTATTGAAGTGGAGGCCCAAAAACCAAGTACATTTTTAGATGTGTGGTTTGGTGAGCATCCGTATAATCGTGATTACTTCAGAATTGGTTATCCTTTAAAAACAGAGCAATTACCCGTAGAAAGAAATCAAAGACTTATATGGGACGAAATGGCTACCACTGTAGGGTGGAGTAAAGTCAGTTCAATGGAAGATGGCAATCCAATTGGTGAAATGAAGTCAGATAAATACCAATTCTTTTGTTCTGATTTTGGTAACAGTACAGGTAAAGGATGGCATGGTGCAGCTGTTAAAAAGAACATACCTGGGGGACCAGTACAAGATTTCATTATGCAAGCCTATGTTACATGTAAGAGTAAAAAGATTAATGAAATGGGCCGAGCTGAGATAGCAATACTTGATGAAAATAGCAAGGTTCTTTCAAAAATCGCTATGAATGATCTTTTTTGGCAAGCTGAGCAAAATTTTGGAACGATGGTTATTGGATATGATAACAAGCCAGGGAAAACAGGATTGATTTATGAGAGTGGTGATTATCCGAATACCTGGAATCAGTATTTTGGTCGATTGTGGATAGCTAGAACCGGAAATGTATGGGAAGCATATATTTCAAAATTCTTGCCAGGGACAGAGAAAGATGATTCAGAACGTTTTGCACGGTGGACAGATGAAAATAACTACCATATGGAAAAAGCCGCACAAATTCAGATTAGTATTATGCAATGGCAAGATGTTCTGCCAGTAGAAGCAATGTCAGTTAGTGATTTGAAATTTTGGAAAGTGAATGTAAATACCAAAAACGATCCGCCTTACATTTTTGACGCAGGAGACAAAATTATTATTGATACAGAAAAAAGTATAGTGACAATTAACGGCAAGAATGCAATTAATTTAAAAGACATTTTTAGTAATTTCCCAACTGTAATACGTGGTGAGAATCGTATCAATATAATGCCGCCAGATGTGAAAGCTACTGTTAGTTATAGGGAGAGATATAGATGAGAACACCAAGCGGCATTTTGCATGTTGTGGATTTTAAAACAGATCAAATCGTTGCAGCTATTCAGCCGCAGGACTATTGGGATGATAAAAGGCATTGGGAAATCAAAAACAATGTTGATATGTTGGATTTTTCTGTTTTTGATGGAACACCTCATTCGGCTACTTTACAACAACAAAATCTTGTTTTAAAAGAAGTTCGCGACGGAAGAATTGTACCATATGTTATTACAGAAGCTGAGAAAAATTCGGATAAACGGTCCATTACCACATATGCTTCAGGAGCTTGGGTTCAAATTGCTAAGTCAGGCATTATAAAACCACAACGAATAGAAGGTAAAACAGTAAACGAATTTATTGATATGGCCCTAGTAGGAATGAAATGGAAACGTGGAAAAACAGATTATGCAGGATTCCACACTATGACCATTGATGAATTTCTTGATCCGTTGACGTTTTTAAAGAAAATAGCTTCTTTATTTAAATTAGAAATCCAGTACCGCGTTGAGATTCAAGGTTCACAAATAATTGGATGGTATGTTGATATGATTCAAAGGCGTGGTCGAGACACGGGGAAAGAAATAGAGCTGGGGAAAGATTTAATAGGTATTACACGTAATGAACATTCAAGAGATATTTGTACAGCACTAGTCGGCTTTGTGAAAGGTGAAGGCGATAATGTAATTACTATTGAAAGTATCAACAGGGGACTTCCGTACATTGTTGATACTGATGCATTTCAACGATGGAATGAACGTGGTAAACATAAATTCGGTTTTTATACGCCAGAAACAGAAGAATTAGACATGACTCCAAAACGTTTAATGACGTTAATGGAAATAGAATTTAAAAAACGTGTCAATACTTCCGTTTCTTATGAAGTAGAAGCACAATCGATTGGACGTATTTTTGGATTAGCACATGAACTAATTAACGAGGGAGATACGATCCGAATCAAAGATACAGGCTTCACGCCTAAGTTATACCTTGAAGCACGCGTTATTGCTGGCGATGAATCTTTTACGGATCCTACGCAAGATAAATATGTGTTTGGTGATTATCGCGAAATTACTGATCCAAACGAAGAATTACGAAAGATTTATAATCGTATTCTTAGTTCATTAGGAAATAAGCAAGAACTGATAGATCAGTTAGATAAATTAGTGAAAGATGCAAATGAAACAGCTAGTGATGCTAAGAAAGAATCCGAAGCAGCGAAAACACTGGCTGAAAAGGTTCAAGAGAATCTTAAAAATAACACGGTGGACATCATTGAAGCTAAGAATCCACCGACAACAGGACTTAAACCTTATAAAACACTTTGGCGTGATATTAGCAATGGAAAGCCTGGTGTTTTAAAAATATGGACAGGCGCAGCCTGGGAATCCGTTGTACCTGATGTTGAATCTGTTAAGAAAGAAACACTTGATCAGGTGAATGAAGATATTGAGTCCGCTAAAACAGAGTTAAATCAAAAGGTTAAAGAAGCACAAAATCAAGCAACAGGACAATTCAACGAAGTGCAGGAAAGTTTACAAGGTGTCAGCCGTACAATTACTAATATCGAAAATAAACAAGGTGAGATCAATAAGAAAGTAACTCAGTTTGAACAGGATTCTAATGGATTTAAAATTTCTATTGAATCGTTAACGAAAAAAGATACTGACATTAGTAATAAATTAAATACAATTGAATCGACTGTGGAAGGTACTAAACAGACTATTTCCGATATACAGCAAACTACAAGTAACCTGACAAAAACAACAAATGAAATAAAGAATACGGCCACTTCAAATAAGCAGACTATTGAACAATTACAAACTGATATGAGTAATCTTTCTGTAGGTTCAATCAATCTAGCAAGTGATTCAGAATCAGGATTAAACAAACAGAACATGGCTGGAACCTGGTCAGATAGTAAACAAATGACTCTTTCTGATAAGATTAACTACAGAAATAAGACGTTTACTATTTCTTTTTTATTCACTGGTAAAATGACTAAACTTAATACAAATCCTTGGTTCGGTGTAGAAACAGCGATAACCTATGCGGATGGAGAGCAAGAGTATAGGTCTATAAGAACAGACTCGAAATTAAAGGCTAATGTGGATTATAAAGATGAACCATTATCATCTACATTCAAGACCAAAGACAAGGATGTAACCCAAATTAGATTTTACTATTCCGGGCGCAATATTGATGGGAATTTAAATTCTCACCATGCAAAATTTGAAGAAGGTAATATACGAACTACATGGCAACTAGCTAATGATGAAGTTACTTCTAAAGAAACATTCACGAAAAAACAACTGAAATTGAGCAAAATGTGGAGGGTGTTAAAACCACAGTAAAAAGTGTTCAAAATAACCAGGCTGGATATGAACAACGTATGAGTGATGTGGAACAAACTGCAAGCGGACTATCTTCTAAAGTTAGTAATTTAAATAATGTAGTATCAGATCAAGGTAAGAAACTTACTGAAGCAAATACCAAACTAGAACAACAGGCAACAGCAATTGGGGCAAAGGTTGAGCTTAAACAAGTAGAGAATTATGTCGCTGGATTTAAGATACCTGAGTTGAAGCAAACTGTTGATCAGAATAAAAAAGATTTACTTGGCGAGTTAGCGAACAAGCTTGCGACAGAACAATTTAATCAAAAAATGACTCTGATCGATAACCGTTTTACCATCAATGAACAAGGTATTAATGCGGCAGCAAAAAAAACAGAGGTATACACAAAAGACCAAGCAAACGAGCAATTCGCTACAGATTCCTATGTAAGAGATATGGAATCTCGTCTTCAGATGACAGAAAAAGGCGTTAGTATATCTGTAAAAGAAAATGGCGTTATTGCAGCATTCAATATGAGTAAAGAAAATATTACATTGAATGCGAGCCGAATTAACTTAGTAGGTTTTATTACAGCAAATCATATCAAAGGACAAGTTTTAGAAGGGGTAACACTTAAAACGAGTGGAAATAGATTTGTTGAAATAAATAAGCAAGACATGAAGATTTTTGATTTAGATAAACCACGTGGCTATATGGGATTTATGGAAACAGATGATGGAAGTATTCAACCTGCACTTGTTCTTGGTTCGGATAACAGAAAATTCACTGGTACAGGTTCATTCTATATTTATCAAAAGATTCCACGAATTAACGGTACTGAGCAACCTTCTAAAGCTTGGGCTAAATTTGGAATATCAAAAGGAGAAAACGCTGAAGGGACTAATGTTTGGTCATCATACATCCAAATGAGTAATGACGGTGGTCATCTATATGCATATGCAGACGGAAGATTGTATTTTGATTGCTTGAATGATATCGTTTTCAACTCAGTTGGATGGGCTCCAGGATACGGTAAATTCATGGTGACCACAACGGAACCACATTATTTTACAAATAACTATGGTGAGTTTAATTTCCAAAGGAAAGGTAGTGGTAACAAAATAACCTTCCTCAACGGCGTTAATGATCATGATTTAGTCATGGGTAGAGTAATGATAAGGTCAAGTCTTGCATCAGGTTATGACACCGGACTACAAATTAAAGATACACTTGGAAATGCATGGCGAGATATAGAGTTAAGAACACTGCGAGCTAAAGAAAATATATCTGCTACAGGGCGTATGTGGGCGCAAGAATTTATCCCTAATTCTTCTCGTACGCTTAAAACGGACATAGAAGACCTTCCATTTTCTGCTTTAGATAAAATCAACTCTGTAAACATCAAACAGTATCACTTTATAAGAGATGTTGAACGCTTCGAGTCAGGGGAGTCTATTATACTTCCAATTAATTACGGTATGATTGCGGAGGACTCTGACGATGTATTCACCACACCACAGAAAGACGCTGTAACACTTTATAGCTCGGTTTCAATTTCTATTCAAGCAATACAAGAAGTTGACTTTAAAGTTAAAAATCTTCAATTTGACCACGGTATGTTGAAGCAGGAAGTTGACACTCTTAAAGAACAACTTGAAGCAGAAAAACTTGAGAAAGTTTCAATGAAAGCTGAAATTGATGAATTAAAGGTATTAGTGCAACAATTACTAAACAAATAAAACGAAAAGAGAGTGAATTATTATGGCTAAATTTTTCAAACCGGTATTTGATGAATTAACAATCGATCATGGTTCGGATATCTTATTAGAGGAGAATCATATGATTATCAATATCAATGCTGATAGAGTTCGAGAACAATTAAATTATGATGAATCATTAATGGTTTCTGAATTTCCATTGTTTAAACTTCCGGAAGATTTAATAAACGAGTTAACTACATTAGGAAAACAAGCGATTCCACATACTACACATTCAAATGTGAAAGGATGGTTTAAAATGCGACCGGATTTTGGGAGCGATGTAGTAAATTATGCATTTCAAATGTTATCCGGATATGATGTGTTTGACGGTAAGGAAATGAAGTGGAAGTGTATAGAAAAAGCTTTTGGTGGATTAGAAACGAAACACAAAGTATTACAAAGAGCAACCTATGTAATTGTTTTAAAAGATGTAACGGAAGTGGTCAACTAATATAACGAACTGGCATACTAAAACAAAAGATAAATGAGAAACCAGAGCAGCCATAAGCTGTTTTTTATTTTGAGGAGATGATCAGTGTGAAACGAATAGTAGACCAAGCAATTTATGAAAAGTATGTTAGCCAGGAAAACAAAAGCCTAGTCAAAGATTTTCTTATTGAAAAGAAAGCACAAGGGAAAGCGGCAAGCACTTTACAGCAATACAATTGGGATTTACGAATTATTTTGTTTCTAATACATGAACACTTCGAAAATAAAAACCTTATTGCTTTAACGCGAAAAGACATCCGAAATTTATCTATTATTTTTCAAGAGATGGGAATGTCTAATGCTCGTGTGAATGGATTGATGAGTGCGTTACGTTCGGCATTGGAGTTTTGCGCAGACGATGATGACTATGAGTATGAATTTAATGTGGGCTCAAGGGTACGTGGTTTACCTAAAAATCCAATTAGAGAAATAACATTTGTTACTGAGGACCAAATTAATTGGTTAATCGATGAATTACTTAAACAAGAAAAATATATGTTAGCAACCTATTTAGCTCTTTCTTATTACAGTGCAGCAAGAAAAAATGAAGTTCACCAGGTTCAAAAAGAAGGACTGACAGAACAATATTATACAAATGTGGTCCGAGGTAAACGCGGTAAAAAGTTTAGATTATATTACAATCCCCGAGTGCAGAAGTGCATTCGTTTATATATAAATCAACGAGGTAAAGATGCTATTCCAGATTTATTTGTAAGAGTTTATAAGAATGGCGGGCGAAAACTTTTAAATAAAAGTGTATTTAATTATTGGTGCAAGATATTTTCTAAGATGCTGAACGATAAGGAAGGGAAAGATTTTAAAATCAACCCTCACTGTTTCCGTCATAGCAGATTAGACAATTTAAAGGTACAAGGTGTACCACTCGAAAAATTAAAATCGCTTGCTAATCATTCTGATATTTCTACAACAGAATCTTATCTGAAGGATAGAAGTGAAGAAGATATTGCAGAGATATTTGGAATGGATCCAAGTTACTTTGCGGCTTAAAAAGGAGAGGAAAAGATGGATCGTATTGACTTATTATTAAAAGCATTTGTAGCTACGTTTGGTGGCTTCTGTGGGTATTTCTTGGGAGGATGGGATGCAACATTGAAAATTTTAGTGACGATGGCAGTTATTGATTATTTAACTGGCATGATTGCAGCAGGATACAACGGAGAATTAAAAAGTAAAGTTGGTTTCAAAGGCATCGCCAAAAAGGTGGTGCTTTTTCTTTTGGTCGGCGCAGCCGCTCAATTAGATACAGCACTTGGAAGTAACAGTGCAATTCGTGAAGCGACTATTTTCTTCTTCATGGGTAATGAGTTACTTTCACTTTTAGAAAATGCTGGTCGTATGGGGATTCCGCTACCTTCAGCACTAACGAATGCAGTTGAAATTTTAGGCGGTAAACAAAAACAAGACGAGAAAAAGGGAGATGTTCAATAATGGAAATCAGAAAAAAATTAGTTGATCCAAGTAAATATGGTACAAAGTGTCCTTATACAATGAATCCAGAATTTATTACGGTCCACAATACGTACAATGATGCTACAGCAGAAAACGAAGTGGCTTATATGATTCGAAATGATAACCAAGTATCGTTTCATATTGCAATAGATGATAAAGAAGCAGTGCAAGGTATTCCTTTAGAGCGCAACGCATGGGCTTGTGGTGATGGAAATGGTTCGGGTAATCGCAGGTCTATTAGCACAGAAATCTGTTACTCTTTAAGCGGTGGAGATAGATATTATAAAGCGGAAGATAATGCAGTTATCGTGGTAGCTCAACTAATGAAACAGTACAATATTCCAATTAGTAAAGTTCGCACACACCAATCATGGAGCGGAAAGTACTGTCCTCATCGTATGTTAGCTGAAGGACGTTGGAATAACTTTATTGAAAGAGTCCAAAATGCATATAACGGAGGTGGTAATAACGTAACTCCGACGCCTATTCCATCGTCAACTAGTGGGACAGGTATTGCATATATTGAGGGGAATGGCATTAACCTTCGTAAAGGTCCTGGTACTGGATATGGAGTTATTCGTCAATTAGGGAAAGGTGAGTCCTACGAAGTATGGGGACAATCAAACGGCTGGTTAAACCTTGGTGGCGATCAGTGGATTTATAATGACCAATCATATATTCGTTATACTGGAAGAAATGCACCAGAACCTTCGAAACCTTCAAATGATGGTGTGGGTGTAGTGACTATTACAGCGGATGTATTACGCGTTCGTACTGGTCCAGGAACTAGCTACGGCATCGTAAAAAATGTACACCAAGGTGAAAAATATCAAACGTGGGGATGTAAAGACGGTTGGTATAATGTTGGTGACGATCAATGGGTTTCAGGTGAATATGTGAAGTTTGAAAGATAAACATATTGAATGGTTTTTCTACAAAAGAATAGTTTTATAAACAAAAATAAGAGCCGTCCTGTCGGGCGGCTTTTTTATTTTCTCCACTCAATGACAGTTCGCTTCTTACATGTATCGCAAATAAAATTCCCTGTATTTTGATAGACAAATTGTTCATGATTACAGTTTGGGCACTCGGCCATTTGTTTATGTCTTGCTCCGTATAAAAATAACAATGATATTAAAAACAAACCAAAACCAGGTATTATACCAACAATAGTTATACAAAGAAGTAATGAAATCCCGATTCCAAAAAGTCCTAAAAAACGAAATGTAGATTTTTTTACTTGTTTAATTTTGGCAATTTTCTCTTTTTCTAATTCAATAATAAAAGTTTCCCCGTCCGCAGTTTTACGTAACTCCATAAAATCTCCCCCTTAAATTAAGTGAATCATACCAATTAATGTAACATTTTAGAAGGATTATTTATTAACACCGTACTTACATATTTTTTTGATCTTCTTCAAACCAAATGTCTTCTATATGTAATTCGAGAAATTTGGAAATGCGATATGCAACAGGCAATGTAGGAGTAGCTCCTTTAATTAAGTTTGTCATAGTTGAATTTGAAATTGATGCTTTTTTTGCAACAAAGCTATACTTGAAACCTTTACTGTCTAAAATTTCTTTTAAACGACTTCGCATAATATTTTCTCCCCCTAACAAAAAAGTACTAGTTCTTTCTTTTATTTTTTCGCTTGGACAGGCAAAATCCTTCTTTCTAGTTCATATACCTATATTACTTCCACTTAGAAGCCCACAAGGAAGCAGAGACATCAAGAAGGGAGAGGGTTACATGCGTTGGCAGTATAATCACTTGAACACAACTCCATATTTACATCCTTCAAAAGAACTAAGGGATATGTACAATGAATCAAGATCAAGAGCAGAAACGGAGTCAATTATGAATCATATGAAAAATTATGAAGTGTTTAATACCAAGGAGTATAAAAGATATTTCAGTTTATCCCAGATTATCGAAGAGGATCTATACGGTGAGGAAGAAGATATTTTAAATTGGGAAACTCTAATGGATTGTTATGATGTTGTACTTACTAAGTCAGGGATTAAGTTTCGTGAAAAGGAAGAGGAGGAATAAGCATGACTATTACAGGGGAAGCGATAATTATTTGGACGGCAACAGGAATATCTGTAGTTGCTATGAAAGTAGCAGAAAAAATGGGGAGAAGTGTTCCACATTGGCTTCCACGTGTCACCTTGTACACAACCCTTATAGGCTCGTTTCTATACCTTCTACGTTATGTTCTCGTTGCATTTCTATGAAGGAATACGATGTGGAAACTTTTCATTCTTTATGTCATAAGGGGCTTAGCTTGTATGCATGTATTCCTTGAAACAGGGATATATACCCTCTATAAGAGGGATATAGGGAGTGATTTTATGTTGGAGCTATTATCGGTACCGGTCGCTGGATTAATTTACGTTATATTCGGTGATAAGTTTAAAAATAAAGATGATGACCGTAAAAAGATACAAGTATTTTTCGAAGTAAGTGGAATTGCAATTCGGAGAGAGGATAGATTGCAGTATCCTGTTTTTCTTGAGAAAAAAAAGGATGATCGAAGCACAACTTATGTATATCGGTTGCCTGTAGGGATGCCGAGTAAAATTATTCAGAAGGTCGAAGATGTTGTCTCTGAAGGGTTAAATAAACCTGTCCGAATTGATTACGATAATTACAAATTAAATATTCGTGTGTTTCATAAGGATATACCGAAAAAATGGTCATGGTCTACTGATTTAGTGACAGAAGGAAATTGGCGTGTGCCAATGGGCCAAAGTTTAGAAAAACTTATCTATCATGATTTTGATAAAACACCACATATGACACTAGGTGGTCTCACACGAATGGGTAAGACGGTATTTCTAAAGAATGTAGTTACGTCACTTACTTTAGCGCAACCAGAGACTATTCATTTATACGTTATTGATTTGAAAGGTGGATTGGAGTTCGGACCGTATAAGAACTTAAAACAAATAGTTTCCATTGCTGAGAAGCCCACAGAGGCCTTTATGGTATTAAAGGATATTCTTGAGAAAATGGAAGAGAAAATGCAAGACATGAAAGATAGACATTATACAAACGTTGTAGAAACAAATATCAAAGAGCGTTATTTTATCATTGTGGATGAAGGCGCAGAACTTTGTCCTGATAAAAGTATGAAAAAAGAGCAACAAAAATTATTAGGAGCATGTCAGCAAATGCTTTCTCATATAGCGCGTATAGGTGGAGCACTAGGTTTTAGGTTAATATTTTGTACACAATACCCGACGGGTGATACATTGCCACGTCAAGTAAAACAGAATAGTGATGCGAAATTAGGATTTAGACTACCTACCCAAACAGCTTCAAGTGTAGTTATAGATGAACCGGGATTAGAATCGATAAAAAGCATTCCCGGACGTGCGATTTTCAAAACAGATAGACTTACTGAAATTCAGGTGCCTTACATTAGTAATGAAATGATGTGGGACCATTTAAAACAATATGAGGTGGAGAAACATGAGAATGCAAACACATATGCAGATCAACCGTCAAATGGCGATACTTGCGACGATTAGAAAGCTACAGTTTGCAACAAGAAGGCATTTAATGAGTGTTCATGACATGGGTGGAATAAGAAATGCAAATCGGATTATGAAAGACCTCTCTTCTTACACGAGTAAAGTAACTCACAACAAAGAGTATGTTTATTATTTAAATCAATCGGGGCATAAGTTATTTGGTGAAGGGAAAGTAGTTCATCATAGTAGAGTAGCGCATGCTATTTTACGTAATGAAGCATGGTTGCATTTATTTTGTCCAGATGATTGGCAGATTGAAACGGAAATAAGATATATAAAAGATGATAAGAAAAAGAAGATTGTTCCAGATGTGAAGTTTCGTGATGAGGACAGGATACTTCATGCAGTAGAAATAGACCGTACCCAAAAGATGGTGGTCAATGATGAAAAACTAAAATGTTATGAGGAGCTTACTAAAATATATAAACAAAAATATAAAGGAAAAGTGCCAGTTATCCATTTCTTCACCATAACAAAATATAGAGAAAAGAAATTGGAGCAACTGGCAGCAAAATATGATGTATTTGTAAAAGTATATGTAATCCAAGAAATTTAA